CCTTTCCGAGAAAAGGCTTTTCATGTATCGACTCCCATTTTGAAACTGAAACCAAGGAATGCTCCAGCTGGATCTTTACCCCACCTTGTGCCCCAAAGGTCTGGGCTTCTTCGTCAAAGACGTCGGTGGCTCCGACTGTAATTGTGAGCATTCCCCGATTCCTTTCATCTTTGTGCACGCGGTAGCCCGGTTACGATGCCTCCCACAGACTGATGAGCGGCCCCGGAGAGTTAGAGGACCTCGTGCTCAGCTGTTCCCCGCGACCCTTACCTGGGAGTCTCGACCGCATGCATTACTAACTTCGATCTTAGTAGTCAAACGTCCATTCGGCGTCGCCCTGGAGGTTGTAACCCGACGTTGCGCGGGCCGTGACCTCGGCCGTCTGACCGGTGGTGAGGGCGGGCTGGGCACCTGCTGCCCTGTTGACCCCGTTGACCTGCCACTGCACGCCGGTAATCGTCGGCAGGGTGACAACGTGGGTGCCCGCGTTGTACGTCGGCTGGTTAGCCGGGGTACCCAGATCGACATCCACGACGCCGCCGGTGAACAACTCGACCACTTCGGCCGGGTTGGGCAGACGGGGGTCATCGCCCTCCGAACCGTAGAGGATCTCTTCGAGAGCCGTCAGGTCATCGGCATCGACCTTAGTGCTGTCGACAGTGATCTGGGCCGTTGGCTTGTAGCCATCGATCTGGGTCGGGTAGGTGGTCAGCTCCCACGAAAACGTGATCGCCTCAGGCGAATCGTTGATCGTGGCGTACGCCTTCTCTGACGGCGCCGCAAGGGCACCGTAGACCAGGTGCAGCTTGTAGCCGTGATCCGATCCGTCCAGATCGTTGCCCACCTTGGTACGGTAGGCCAGGCCGAACTGCTTGCGCTGCTGCTGACCGAGCTTGACACCGGGAGCGGGCTCTGCCGTGCCATCGCACTGCCCGAACTCATCCGGGTAGGTGAAGGCCTCGATAGTGGCGCCGAACTCCTCAGCGGACATGAGTGTCAGGTACTTGATGTTGTCCGCGTACTGCGGATTGGCTTCCGCACCTGAGGGCGACTCAGTGACGGTCGTGAGACCGTTCCATGCAAACCCCTCGACGAAATCGCCCGTCTCGTCGGGAATATAGAGGACACCGCGATCGACGCCGGTCTCAAAGAGCCGTTCGCCGCTCTGGTCCCATGCCAGTGCTGTCATGTTGCTGGTGGTCCTTTCAGAAGAAGAGGGTGAAGACGTAGTGATTGAGATCGTCTGCCGCGAAAAATCGATCGAATGAACAAAGCGGCAATTCAATCACTTGATCTGGTAGTGGGCTGTCGGGATTACGGTCTATGACCGTTACCTGATACCGCTTGGTGTGTTTATAGAGTCGATTATCAGCATGTTTCAACTCGCCGCCCTCTATAACATAATGGATGCAAGGATACTCCATCAACAAGTTACTTGGCGGTTGAAAATATACGTTCTCCGCAATCTCCTCAAGGAGGGCTTGGAGCTCAAGTCGGGAGGAAGCCATGGTACACCTCCCCCAGACTAAGCAGTAGGCGAGGGTGCTGGACTTGCACGTCTACGACGCTCCAGCGTGCCCCCGCCCACTCAACGTAACGAATAGCGGCGAAATTATCCCTTGCAAAGGAATCAGCCACGATGCTGATTGAATTTCCCAGAGATAGATTGGGGTTTACCTGCTCCCCTTCACGAAGACTACTACTTGTACGAGTAATGTCGCCATAGTAGACACGTTCTGTAATCTCTTCTTGGTACACACCCGATGCGGTTTCAACGGTCTGCGCGTACCCGATCTTTCCGTGGAATTTCGCCATCGGGTATCAGGCGATTAGCCGACTACGAGGTCGGCACCCCGCGGAAGGTCCACTCGTCCTCGACGTTGTTCGAGAAGAAGTAGCCCGAGTTGGCCACCGCGTAGATCGTGAGGTCGACGCCCTCGGCCACCAGGTACGGCGAGCCCGAGTTTGTCACCGCGGCGTTGGTATCGGAGCGACGGTACGTCACACCGGTGGTGTCGGTGATGGTGATCTCCGACGAGTCCGAGTCGAACGACGGCTCGGTCGGGGCCACCTTGGAGGCGCCCGACGCGGCCTGGACCAGGACCAGTGCCGACCGGATCTTGGTGAGAGCGCCAGACGAGCGCGCCTCGATCAGGTACTTGTACTGGTTGTAGTCGATGTCGAAGTCGTCGAAGAACGACACCTCGCCACCGCGGTCCGCGCCGACGGTGTAGTCGACCAGGTTGACAACGATACCGATCAGGTCCGGCTCGTCTTCGAGCACCTCGACCGTCACAACCTTGTCGACGCCCAGCTCCGCCGCGAGCTCCGAGGCGGTGCGGTAGAAGCGGCGTCCCATGTCGTCACGGGCCAGCAGCATCTGGGTGACCGTGGGCAGGGTCGTGTACAGCGTCGGTTGCCCCGAGCCCTTGTAGAACCGCATGTTTGCGAGGATCTCGTCCACGAGGTTCGTGCTCTTGAGGTCCCCGTCGACGTCGATCGTGATCTTCGCCGCGTAGAGGTCGTCATCGTTCAGGATCGAGCGGATGCCCGCCCCGTCCGTGGCGCCCTTCGGGTCGCGGATCTTGTCCTCGTCGTCGACGTCACGGCCGTCCCCGATGAGGATGGCGCGCGCGATCTCCTCGTCCAGCATCAGGCGCATCTCGCCCTTCAGCCACATCACGACGTCGAAGTCGGTGATGTCGATGATGTCGTCACGGTCGAGCTTCTGCTTCTTGTAGACCGTGCTGGGGGTGGTGACACGCTTGGTCAGCCCGAAGAACTCCTCCTTCTTCAGGTTGCCCTTGATGTAGCCCTTCGCCCGCGCCTCGGCGTGGGTAAGGTCCGCCACGATCGACTTGATGCGCGAGAACGGGCTCTTCTTGACCTTGGTGAGGACCTCGGAAACCCACTCGACGCGCCGCTTGTCGAACTCCGGCGTGTCGGTGATGCTGCGGGCATCCGGGAAGAGGACGTCGATGTCCTCGATGCCGTGCTTGAAGGCGTAGTCGAGGACGGCCTCCTTCAAGGAGCCACGCTTGACCGCGTCGGACGCGATACCTGACATGGCGTCGTGGGACAGCGTGGTCCGGGGCTCCGCCTTGTTCCCTTCCTTCTCCTGCTCGAACACGTTGCGTCCGCTCATCTCGTCTTCGTCCTTTGCCTCGTGGGTGACGACCTCCTCCGAAGCGGAGGTGCTGGCCGGGGTTTCGGGGTCGGCGTGAGTGACTTCCTCGCTGGGAGCTGCGCTGCTCTCGAGCGCGGCACCGACCATGTAGTGAACGACCGACTGCTGCTCGGCCGACATCGAGTCGTAGACGTCCTGAACCGTCGGCTCGTCGTCCTCGACCTTCGCCTGCTCCTCCTGGGTGGAATCGTGCTCGACCGGCGTCTCCTCTTCTTCGACGCCGTGCTCCAGCTCGAGTCCGGTGTAGATGATGGCCTCATCCACGTGAACTTCGAGATCCCCATCACTGTGTTGGACAGAGATGTTGTCAATCAGGGCGCCAGGGTTGGCACCTGCCAGGACCAGTGAGAGCTCGCGGATAATGCCGTGCGAGACCTGCTTGGCCCTCTCCACGAGACCGTTGGCGAAGATTGACAGCGCGGAAATATCGCCGTGTTGCACGAGAACCTTCGCGTTCTGCGCCTGCTGGGTCTCGTTGAAGAACCCGTACGTGTAGACACCTTCCTTACCGCGATTCTCGAGAATGGCGTGGCCCAGGACATTCTCGGGCGAACCGTGGCCATGCTGCCAGACCATCGGCACCCGATGCTCGTTCTGGTGCTCGAACGCATCCGGAAGGATCGTGCGCCCATCGGAGCACCGAAGCCCGTACTTCGTGGCCCAGCCACTAAAGTCAGGCGTCACGGTGTCATCCGAGTGCATCAGGCTGTTCTCCGGCGAAGAGTCACCGAAGTCCAGTCGGGAAATTTCTCCCATTTTGACTGTTCCTTTCGTCTTTTGGATCTTCGGCGCTCTTAGAGCGCGGCTAGCTTTTGTTTGGCGGCTTGGATCTTACCCTTTACTTCTGCAACCTTTACTTTAAGCTCAGCAACTGTGTGCTTGCCCGACTTCTTCTTATCATCCTTCTTGTCGGACTTCTTGTCGTCCTTCTTGTCTCGACTCTTCTCTTTTTGCTGATGCTTAGCTCGATCCTTCTTACTTTCACGAGCATCTTTGGCTTTTTCGGCAGCGGTCTTCGGCTTGTCAGCTTCCTTAGCCGCCCGCTCCTTTTTGGCCTTACCTTTACGGTCCTCAGATGCTTCTTCATGCGATCGCTTCTTGATCAAGGCTTCGAGCTTATTGAGCCTACGCTCCATACCTTGGATCTGTACAGTGAGCTCCATGCGCTGCTTGGCACGAGCACTCTTGTGGATCTGCTCTTTGCTCTTGCCCTTTCGTGGATCGCTTCCAGCTCTAGCTCGTGCTACTGCTCTTCCGGCACTAGCCTCGGATTGAGCTTGTCGTCGCCCCTTGAGTTTCTTGTGCTTCTCGTAGTAATCGTGGGCCTTGACCGGGTCGTAGAGAGCTCCCAGAATGTGCTGAAGTTCGAATTCAGTAGGAGTCTGCATTAGCCCTCCGCCAGAATGTCGTCGAGTTCAGCATTAGTAGCTGTCATGTCATCGATCATCGTGTCCGCAGCAGGATCAGGCGCCTCGTCAAGCGCCTGTGCATCGGTAATGTCCTCAGCCGTGCTATCGATAGCTACTCCAGTATCCGCTTGTGGCATGTTGGAGTTGATCAATGCATCCGCCTTAGCCTCGGGACGAGGCTTCATACCAATGCCCTGTCGAATCTCGTTCGACGAGGTGATCTCATTACGAGCAAACTTATCGGCAATGTCAGCGATGCCACCTTCGCCACCGAGCGGAACAAACTTAAATGGATCACGGAAGTACATGATCGACTGATTCTGTGCACGGGCAGTCTTGGTCAAGAAGGTGCGACGCATGGCTTCAACGACGGCGTCAAGCAACGGCTCGATTGTACGAGCGTAGTAATTCTTCATGGCCTTCTCGTCGGCCGTACCATTCATCACTTCTGCGGTCAGACCCAGCTGAGTCCACAGCAGATTGGTGAGGTACTCGACCTGGCCCATCAAGTTATTCTCAGCCGGACGATTCAGCTGAACAACCTTTTCCGTAGCTTCCGTATAAGCGATGCCATATTGGCTGCTCTTGAGCTGGAACTCAATATCCTTGCGCCGCTGCTCCGCCTGTTGGCGCTTGGCGGGCGACTTGATCACGTACGGAAGCTGAATGATGAGATCGAGCTTGCCCGACGCTGACTGCTCATCTACCGAATCCAGAAGATTCAACTTTCGAATCAATCTTTGCAGCGTCGAGTTTGGTTCGTTCATCACCGCATAAAGAGGATTCTCAATGATAGCCACCGTCTGTTTCGGCAACGTAATATCCTCACGCATACCTCGCTCTTCGTTGTAGAGCGAGACCGTGACATGCTTTGGATACCACATAACTACCCGACCCACACGCAAGGTCTTGATGTCATACCCGCCTGAG